TGCTTTTTCTAAAAGCACAAAGTAGTTTTTGCCGTGCTTTTTCTAAAAGCACAAAAAATGATATAAGAATATATAACATTACTATATAGGTATAATGGCGTTGTATGCTGATAAATCGTATGATATTAACCAAGATGTGGAAATTGAAACAGTAAAAGGGATACAGTTTTCGGTTTTAAGTCCAGATGAAATCCTCAAACGATCTGTATGTGAGGTTACAAAAGCGGAAACATATACAGATAATAAACCTGTCCCACAAGGGTTGTTTGATATTCGTATGGGATCACTTGATATAAACCGGATGTGTGGGACATGTGGTCAATCAGTAAATAAATGTCCTAATCACATTGGTCATATTAATCTAGAAGTTCCTGTATTTAACATAATGTTTATTGATATTGTAAAAAAAATTCTTAAATGTGTTTGTTTTCATTGTTCCAAGTTAGTTGTATCACCCACCACACAACACAAGGATATCAAAGATGATATGGCGAGGATCAAGAATATTAAGAACAACCAGAAAAGATTTGAGGCGTATTTAAAGATGATATCCAATCATTCGTCAAAACTCAAACACTGCGGTGATGATAATACAATAGGTTGCCAAAGAAGTCTTCCACACAATGTGATCAAAGAGAAAAACTCACTATCTATGTCAGTTGAATGGATGACCGAAGATAAAGAAAAATACTCTATTGAAATATCCCCAGAAGATGTATTGCGTATTTTCCGTAAGATGACCGATAAAGATATTGAAACCATCGGCTTCAATCCACAGTGGTCTCGTCCTGAGTGGTTGATCCTCACAGTTCTCCCAGTAGCTCCACCTGCGGTTCGTCCTAGTATTGTTGAAGAGAATTCAGCGAGACGCGAGGATGACATTACCCATAAGTTGTGTGAGATAGTAAGGGCGAATAACTCTATAAAAGAACAGAAAGCGAAGAACAAGACCGATATCTACAAGGGGTATGCAAAATCTCTACAATACCATGTGATCACACTTATGGATAACCAGATCCCCGGAACAACCGCGATGCATCGCAATGGGAGACATATCAAGGCGATTGCTGACCGTTTAAAGAAAAAGGAAGGGCGTATCCGCGGAAACCTCAACGCAAAACGCGTTGATCAGTCGGCAAGGTCAGTGATCACCCCGCATCCATACATTAGTATAGCAGAACTAGGTGTTCCACTTAAAGTAGCAATGAACCTTACCTTTCCAGAGAAGGTCAATAAGTTCAACATAGATTATCTAAAATCTTTAGTTGTTATGGGTCCAGATAATCATCCAGGTGCGAAGTATATTAGAAACACCAGTGGGAATACCATCAATCTAAAAGCAGGTATATATGGCAATAGTATCAATCGCAAGGAGTTATCTAATAGGTTAAAGTTGGGAGATATTGTGTATAGGTATCTAATGGATGGAGATTATGTCCTCTTTAATCGCCAGCCATCTCTACACAAGATGTCTATGATGTGTCATAGAGCAAAAGTGATGCCGCACAAAACATTTCGCCTGAATGTTCTAGACACCCCACCATATAATGCTGATTTTGATGGAGACGAAATGAATTTACATTTGCCACAGTCTATCCAGACCATGTATGAAATTAAGGATTTAGCACAGATACCATCTATGATTATTTCCCACAAGAGTGGTAAGCCGATCATAGAAATTGTTCAGGATGTATTAGTTGGTTCATACAGACTGTCAATGACCCCTTCTATTGACAGTAGCACAGTGGCAAATCTTCAAATGTCAAACTCGGCATTCACAGGATCACTAAAAGATCCTACAAAAACCACATATACAGGCAATGAACTGTTTTCTATGATACTCCCCCCTAACCTAAATATCAAAACGAAGAACATCACTATTGAAAACAGTAAAATTACGAGTTCTAAGATGTTAGGTAAGAAAGAGTTTCATGAGATATCTAATGGTCTTATCCCAGTCATCTATCACGATTATGGACAGGAAGAAGCGATGCGTTTTATGGACAACACTCAGCGTCTCATATGTCAATGGTTAATTGGTGATGGATTTAGCATTGGTGTGAGTGATCTCGTTATTCAGTCATCCAGTAAGAATGAGATTAAAGAGAGTATTAATCAAATGAAGGCTGAGGTATTCGAGACTATCAACAAATTACGAGTGGGAAATTTACCGAATACTAGTATTGTTGATAAAGAGACATTTGTTGAAAGGAAGTTGGTTAATTTACTTAACAAAACAAACAAGGTTATCTCTGAAAAATGTATGAACAGTGTGGATGTGAATAAGAATAGAATGATGAATATGATTAAGTCTGGTTCAAAAGGTAAAGAGACGAATGTATCCCAGATTATGGGATGTGTCGGCCAGATTAATGTAGAGGGTAAAAGGATAGGGTATGGTTTCACAGGAAGAACACTTCCACATTACACAAAGTATGATGACAGTGCGGAAGCACGTGGTTTTGTAGAGAACGGATTTATTGATGGTCTAACCCCACAAGAAGTATTCTTTCACGCGATGGGTGGTCGTGAGGGGTTAATTGATACGGCGGTCAAGAGTGTTGTATGGGATACACCTATCATCTTTATGGAAGGAGGCAAAGTGGTATATAGGAATATTGGAGAATGGATTGATGAAAAGTTAGATAATCCACAGAATAAACCTAAGATCATCTATCATGGCGAGGATAATAAGAATATGGAGCTGCTTAAACTGGATAAACCCGTTATGATTCCTACTTGTGATGAGATGGGGAATGTTTCGTGGGAGGATCTTACGATTGTAACTAGACACGATCCAGGTGAGAAGTTGTTTAAGATCACCACAAAGGGTGGTAGATCGGTAACAGCCACAGACAGCAAATCGGTTCTTGTATGGAAGGATGGTAAATATATTGAGGTATCACCTAAAGATCTAGTGATTGGTGATTACTTACCTGTTTGTAAGTCTATACCGAATATTCCTGATCAAGATCAAGACATAACAAACCTTGATCTAGATCTAGATATAGAAAAACTACTGATTGATGCTAAAAAGGGTATTCTTTCAAATGATCTACTTAGTTTGACAAAAGAATATCTGTATCCTGTCTTACAGAACTATATGGATTACAACAGTGTTTTAAAAGATGATACTATGATTCTTGTTGATAATGATACGGATGATAAGGCTATGAATGTAAATGAGGATATAGCTGTTCATCTATTTACAAGAATAGGTATGTTTCCTACTATCAAAGGATCAAAAGTAGTGTTAAACGATTTTAAGAAGAAGACCCAACGGGATACTATATTAGACAGTGTAGTTTCCATTGAAGAGATCATATGTGATGGTTCTAGTATCTTAAAGGAACATCCAAAAGTGTATGATGTAACTGTACCATCCACAAAGAACTTTGCCCTAGCAAACTCTCTAGTAGTCTTTGACACTAGCACAACCGGTTATTCATCAAGGAAACTAGTAAAATCTATGGAAGACGCTAGGATTTACAATGACTTTACTGTTAGAAATGCGAATGGAATGATTATCCAATATGTATATGGCGAGGATGGATATGATGGTTCTAAGATAGAGAAACAAGAGATACCCATTATGATCAACATACCAAAGAATGAAAACCCCTACAATATTCTTATGAAAGAATTCTTGATAACACCCGAAGATAACCTGAATACATATATGTTAGCAAAGGTAGCAACAAAAGCATCTTCTCAACAAACGATGAAGAGGTGCTATGAACATTTTGAGGATCTGGTAAATGACAGAGAGTATCTTATTAACGTGCTATACCCGAACATCCGCAAAGATATTACAGACAACACTATTGAGAACGCCATACCATTCGCGCGTATTATCGCGAGAGCTAGAGATACACATATGTCTGTAGGTATGAAACGCAGAAAAACCGATCTAGATCCTAATTATGTTCTTGACAAAATCGAGCAGATCACCAGACAATTCGATATAAAGAAGACTGGAATGAAGCAAACATTAATTGGTATCTTGATCCGTTCGTATCTATCCCCTAAGAAGCTGATATTCCACTATGGATTTATGAAAAATGTATTTGACTGGATCATCGGAGAGCTCATTAAGTCATTCAAGCTATCTGTGGCATCCCCAGGAGAGATGATCGGGATCGTTGCCGCACAGACTATAGGTGAGATGGGGACACAAATGACCCTCAACTCCTTCCACGTTTCAGGAACAGATGCTGCGGTGAAAGCAACAAGTGGTGTGCCGAGATTGATGGAACTTATGTCAGTTAGCAAGAATATTAAAACACCTATGATGCGTATCTATCTAAACAATGATAAAGGGGTCATAGATGATGGACACGATGGGATTAACGAGGAGAAAGATTTTGCTAGAAACAAGGCACTGCGTGCTAAGAATAATATTGAGATTGTGAGGTTATGTGATATTCTTGAAATGTCTGAGATATACTGGGATGATGGCTTCCTAACAAACATTGATGAAGATAAAGAATTTGTTGAGATGTTTAATATGTTTCGACAGAAAGAAGGATGTTCTAATGAGGCAGGTTTAGTTCTCCGTATGGTATTTGATAAAGAGAAGATGTCGCTATATCAGATTACAATGATAGATATCAGCACTCGTATCAATGTAAAGTATGGTCATATCGTTAATTGTGTTTTCAGCGATGATAATTCACATCAGTGTGTAATGAGGATTGAGATGGAAAACAAAGAAATTCCTCCATTACAAAATTCCGATTTCATTCTAAATCTCAAAGCAATTGAGCATAATCTAATATATAATATGCCTCTAAAAGGGGTGAAGAATATCAAAAAAGTCTCAATGGAGGAGGAAACCCAGTTTGTGAATAATCCAGATACAATGAATATAGAAAAGAGAACAAAATGGGTATTAACAACAGATGGAACTAATCTGGTGGATATCCTAAGTAATCCTAATGTTGATCCAGAACTAACGATCAGCAATGATATCCGTGAAATCTATGAGGTATTAGGAATAGAAGCAGCTAGAACAGCATTAGGTTTTGAGTTGAATATGGTTATTGGCGAGGGGGCTATGAATTATAGGCATCTTAGTGTATTGCTTGATACAATGACTATGAAAGGAAACTTAATGTCCATTGATAGGCATGGTATCAATAGGAGTGATATCGGTGCTTTAACAAAATCTTCCTTTGAAGAACCGACTGATATGTTAGTGAACGCTGCTGTATTTAGTGAATATGAACCTCTCAACGCTGTATCTGGTAATGTTATGATAGGTGCTGTTCCGCCAAGTGGTACAGGAACAATTAATATAGTTTTAGATGAACAACTATATGCAAATCTTATGAAAGATGTTCGTTATGATCCACAACCGAAAGGAATAGATATTCCCGATGATGGTCCTCATGAGATCACCGAGGAGCAATTAGATCTTAATGTTGAGTTTGAAAACTTGACAGAAAATACTCAATGTTTCAATAGAGATATTGATTTGTAATAATCAAATATCTAGATAAAAATAAATAAGTAACAATATTACCTAATCACCCATACTTATTCACAAATACTTTAAGATTTTCTACAGTTCTATCTTCATCAAATAAAACTCTTCTATTATTTTTATCAAACGCTATAATCGTAGGAAAACTCCTTATATCATTTAGACCTTGTGATAATTTATTTAAAAACTTCCTTTCTATTTCTACAATTCTCTTAGAAGGATTAACTTCTTTGAGTGCTTGTTTCCACACCTTAGAGAGTAAAACACAATGAGGACAATGGATCATTCTGTATAGATATATGGTGTTTTGTTCAGGTCTCAGTTCTTCGGCATCTTTAACAGTTGAGATTACTCTACGAGGCATAATATTACTAATATTTATTTATAATTATTTTTTTGTGGAAATAACACAAGATATACAAAAAGTAAAATGGATTACCGTTTATTTGATTTCATTATCGCATCCATCTTCATAGTGATACAGCTATCATTATATATAAGGGTTATATGGTATTTACAAGGGATAAAAACATATCCCGAATCACATCCCACATATTTAAACTATATTGTTAATCTATACTATATATTCTTTGCGTATAGCATATTATCAATAATACTTATTTCACTACACCCATATTTTATCTATTTATCACATACAGCAAATATTCTATTTATCATAGGAACACTATATATACTGGATAAACTCCCTAAAAGTATAGATAGAGAGATACTTTTCATACTAGCAATTATATATGCGATTTTATACTTTCTATTGATTTAATTTCA